AAGGTCACGTTATGATGGTGGCGCTATGGGGTGCATCGAGGGGCCATGGTGCTAGGGCATAGGGCTATGGCATGGGGTCGCTATGCTCCTCACCATCTCCCGTATGATCACATCATTGCCTAGCCTACTGGGTCACTTTGAGCACATACCCTAAGCAATGGGGGCTATACGGCAGGCAGCATGGTAGCGTGATGGTGTGGCGTGATGGTGTGCCATGCGGTTCCCTGCCTTTATGGGTCACCTTAAGCACAGGTGATGGATAGGGGGCTTTACACATGCATAAAGAGGGTGTAACGGTATGGCCATGGTGCTGGCCACCGGGGCCACCACTTTCACAAGAGGACATGTACAATGACTAAGCTTACAGAGGAGCAACGTGAAGCGCTTGATGGGGTTATGTGGGCCTTGCGCCACGCCACCGACACGGGGCTTCTAGATGTGCTGGCATCGGACATTCACCCTGATGTTATCAACGTGTTCTGCGATAGCGTCACCAATTGGTACATGGAGCAAGAGGTGAAAGGCTGAGTGTTGACCTTAGGGCTGGGCCACCGTGTCCAGCCACTAGGCCAGCACTTAGACATCCGCTGGATATCACCTTGTGCAGCTAGAGGAGCACACACAGCATGGTCACCATTAAGACAGACAACAAGTGGAAGCCCTTTGTGTATCGGCACGATGTGCCTAGCAAGGTGCTTGCCTCACAATTCGACTATCAGAACCCAGAGGATGTGTCCGATGGCTTCTTTAAGTACAGGGGCTATTGGTATCACCTTGACGGCTTTTTGTGGTTCTCTGAGCTTGCAGAGTTCAAGGGCTGGCACGGGTATGCCTCTGACAGCTATTTCTCTGGGCTTGTCATCAAGCTTTCCAAGGACGGCGAAAGCTACATGGTTGGCACATACACTTCCTGAGTGTTGACCTTAGGGCTGGGCCATCGTGTCCAGCCACTAGGCCAGCATTCATTTGGCTGGATATCACCTTGTGCAGCTAGAGGAGCACAATCACCATGAGTGAATATGAGGCACATATCCGGAAGCTCATTGAGGGCAACGGGGGCTTTTGGGGAGAGCATCCCGGCTTTCCCGTAGAGGACTGGCGTAACGATGTGGCCAATGGCGACACGCGTATGGGCTACTGGGAGTGGGTAGCGGCCCAGCTAGAGGCACAGGAGAACGACTAAGTGTTAACCTCATGGCCCGGCATCATGTGGGGCCATGTAGCTAGCACTTACGCTAGGACCTTGTGCAGCTAGAGGAGCACAATCACCATGCCTACCCTTTCGACGCAATCCACCACTATGACGCCATGGGGCTACCAGCATACGGCCAAGCTCAGCGTCCACACCGCTGGCACTGCCAGCCCAAAGCACATGACGCATTACACTGTGGCCATGGCATTCATCCAGGCACACGGTCACTTTGCGGCACTCACCAAGGACGGCTTGCTGGCCATGTCCACAGTGCACAGCGACGGGATTATTAGGGACGAGGGGGACTACCTATACGCCCTTCCCGTGGTGTTCGAAGTGGACGAGGATGGCATGGTGCCTAGCCGTGATGTCCGCGAATGGCTTGGCTATTGAGGGAGGAGGCAAGGCTATGACTATCACGGTAACCCGGCGCACTGTCTCTACGTACAGCCTTGGGTCACAGAATACGCTAGAGCTTAATGGCCAGCTCTTTGCCGTCACGTTGCAGTCGGATGAGGGCCATGAGGCCCCTTGGGATGATGGTGACGGGCAAGGCATTGTCTCGGAGTGGACACGCCGCGCCAAGCTCCCTGGTGAAATGATCCTTGCGGAAGACAGACACAGCCGCCGCTATTTTGACTTTGCGGCTACCGTCAAGAAAGCCCGCGCCGAAGGCTGGGACACAGCGCCTTATGGTGTGGGCACAAAGGGCCAGCGTGCGGCCCGCGCGGCCATGGCTGAATATGAGCACTTCCGGCGATGGTGCAATGACCAATGGCATTACGTTGGCGTTGTGGTCACCCGCCTTGAGGGCAGTGAGGATGAGGGCTTTGAGGAAGGCCCGTCCGCAAGCCTCTGGGGTCTTCAGAGTGACGATGAGACCCACATAGCGGAAGTCGCCAAGGAGCTTGCCAACGAGCTTTCCTGAATGCCGAAACCTAGCGCCTTGCCTCTCAGCTTGGCGCGATGGTCCAGCGTCTAGGCCCCGTATGGCGTTGCTGATGAACAGGCAACGGGGCAGTTGTTTGGAGCTAGAGGATCAAACGCACCATGACATCCGAGAACTACAAGCCCACCTATGATAAGTTCCAGAGCCTTGACGTTAGGCCGCTGGCCGCGCTGTTGGCCAAAGAGCTTGGTGGCACGATGCTGCCTGCGCGGGGCGACGAGCCTTGCACGTGGTATTCCGAATTTGCCATGCCCGATGGTGCAGTGGTCACGCTGTATCGCAACAATCAGCGCTTTCGGGTCAGCATCGGCATTGACAATGAGACCCGCCGCAAGATTGGCAACTCTGTGACCTTGCCGGAAATGCCCGATGCGAACTTGTCGCCCAACAGGCCCATTGCGGCACTCGCAAAGGAAATCAAGCGGCGGGTCATAGAACCTAGCAAGCAGGCCCTTGAGGTGGCGCGTGGGCGAGTGGCTGAGGAGCTTTCCCGCCGCTCATCGCTGGCCGACAAGGTGGCAGAGCTTAGCAAGGCCTTTCCCATTGCGGCCATCGATTTGGACCGTGATGGCGGGTCCGCTTCGTTCTACCTCAATGCACGCGGGGCCTATCTGAGCGGTTCGCTCTATGCGGATGGCTCATTGAGCTTACAGCGTTGCGGCACCGTACCAGCGGATAGGCTTGGGGCTGTGCTCAAGGCCTTGCTGGGCGACTAGCCCCACACACCATCAACCGGATTGTTGACCTTAGGGCCCCTGCCGCAATGCGCACGCGGGGGCCACTAGGCCAGCAATAGGGCTGGACCGTCCACAAGCAGACTAGAGGAGCACACAGCATCATGACGATACACGAAGGCCGCGACGGCCACTATGTGACATTCGAAAAGGCGGCCCAATGGTGGGCCGTGCAATTGCGTGACGGCAACGGCAATCTGCTGGACAAGGTGCGGTGCGACACGCATTCCGAAGCGGTCCAGTACCGCAAGTCTTTCCTTAAGATCGCAAGGACAGGGGGCGGCCAGCGCAATGGCTAACCCCAAGCTCTCCTCGCAATTCGTGGCCGATACGCTGCCGCCACGCGGCAAGGGCGTAGACCGCCGTCACATCATCACAATCGACGGGGCTAACTACAAGGCCGGCCCCAAGGAAACCGCGATCATCGTGCAGCGCATGACGGCAAAGCATCTAGCCCGCGAATGGTTTTGGTGTGCCTTGGAGCTTGCCACGATGGGCCTTTTCTTCGCGGCGGGGGCATTGTGGCTTATCATCATGCGGGCGGGATGGTGAGCGCCATGGCTAAGCGAGACATGACGGACAAAGCGTTCGTGGTAGCCCTTGAGCGCAATGGCTTCAAGCGGCGGTGGGCTTTGTGGGCGGAAAGTAGCGCCATACCCGGCCACCACTTCGGTTTGTTGTTCGCCCGTAACGGCAAACTCCTTAAGCGCGAGAGCATTGCGTGCCTCATTAAGCGCCGTGACGCGGAGTTGGCGAAGCCAAGCACTCGGAGGCCGCGCATATGAGCCTAAAGGAAAAAGACTTGGCGTCCACTACAAGCGACTTGGACGCACTGTGGCGCTCAGTTGACAAGGCGCGCTCGACTAGTAAAACCGTAACGGTTGACAAGGCGCAACTCACGGCCATCCTGCTGGACCACAGTAAGCTGGCCCAAGAGATTTGGGGCAAGCCGACGCGCATAGGGGGGCAACTGGGATGCAACTGAGTGAGCATGAGCTAGGGGTTATTGGCGAAGCGCTAGACCGCATGGCAGAACGCTATGCCGACAACGCGGAGGAGTTGCGCAAGGGAACCAAAGGCCTGCACCACCTATCCACCATATCCCGCTATGAGCGCTTGGCGCTACGCTTCGATGAGCAGCGTAGGGACGCCATTGCGGTGCGCGAGAAGATCACCACGGAGCTTGAACGGGTGCAGCAGCAAGGCGAGGATGGCCGGCCATGACGGGTGATCGCCTCATGGTCCGCGTGGCGCTGGCCCTAGTCCTGCTTGGGGCCTATTGCCTGTACCGCATGGTCTGGGGTTGACAAGGGAGCCCGTAGGGCGGGCGGGACCTTGGTCTCACCAAGCACGTTACGCACAACAAAATGATCGCAGGGGGCTGGCCTAGTGCTGGCCCCTGTGCTATTGGCCCCGGTGCTTAACCTTTGGGAAAGGCCATCGGGTTCCCGCATGGGGCATTGTCCCCTAACCCTCCTCTAGCAGGGTACAGGGAGCACTTGAGGCCTCTCAGCTAGAGGGACAAGCCGGGGGTCAGTTCCGCAAGGGGCTGGCCCCTGTGCTTTTTGGTCCAGGCATCATGGCCCCTCGGGGTGTAACATCCGGGTGTAACAGCCCCTTAGCGTCCCTTCCGGGTTGACGCGACCCTGCAAGCAAAATCAATACGTTAGCCCCTATCGGCCATTCGCTAACCATCCGGTAACCGTAATGGACGACTATGGTGCGGGGCGGGCTGGACCCTGAGCGTTTCCGCCATGTTGCGCATTTTCTTTGACTTTTAGGGATGCCCGGGTGTAACAGCGGGGTGTAACAGGCTGACCTAGAGGACACCCAATGAAAGCAAAATACGTAGAGGAGCAATACGGTTTCTGGTTTGAGTTTGGCAGTCATGGCCCAGGCCCGCAGGACCTAATCGATATCACCAGCAGCGACCAGCGGATGGACATTGGGCCCGTCCGTAGGGATGTGGCAGAGGTCCTCATGGCCTCCCATAATCGTGTCCACAATCGCCTAGTTGAGATGGCGCAAGCCTTTGATGAGGCGGCCCCAGACGCCTTCCTCAGGTTTTGGTATGGCGCGGAGGTTTGACCCAATGACTAGACAAGCTGCCCTCACCTCTGTTACCCTTTTGTTCATGGTGCTGATTTGCGCCTCCAGAGAGCTTGGAGGTGCCGCCTGATGCAGGACCTCACCACGGCGGACCTCTACGCCTTCCACAAAGCCGCGAGCATTACGCAAGCCGAAATGGCTGAGGCCATGGGGCTGCCACTCCGCACCTACGAAGATATCATCACGGGCAAGGTGGCGTTCCGCAAGGTCCACCAGAGGGCCGCCGAGATGGCTATGATCCGGGTGGCCTTCCAGATGCAGGATTGCCGCCCGCTTCCAGAGTACCTAGCAGACCTTGTGTTCAACCTCGGCTCGGGCTCTTACTGATGCCCCTCGCTAATCCCTATGTCCAACGCATCCCGGCAGACATCAAGCCCCGTGCCGCTGGCCTCACCATCGATATCCCGGTGGGCGACACATACACGCCGTACACCATTACCGCTGCCGCCCAGGCAATACGGCTATCTCTACGGACCAGCGACACGCGGGAGCGTAAGGCCCGGGCCGCAAAGGTCACGGCCTTCTTGGAGACCGTGTGGAATGCTCTCCGCCGCAACGAGATGGTTCCCCAATCGCTGCCTAACTGCGTCCTCCTCTCCAAGGCGCTCTACGATAGCTGGGCGGGAAGCCGTGAGGTGCGGACTGACAGCATTGTCTTAGACCATACCGCAAGGCAGCCCGATGGCAGCTACCCGGTGATGAGCATGCAGCTTGCCATGCCGGCAGACACTGAGCCCCCGGAGACATGGGCGGCGATGGTGGTCAAGATGGAGGAGCATCTTGAGGCACTGGCAGACGGCGGGCTCGATGCCCTCATGCAGAAGGACCTCGATACGGTCATCAAGAAGGAACTCTTGAAGCTCCGTGGCGTGATGGGCACCGACCCGGACACCATGCAAATACTACGGAGGGAGTTCCTCAGGGCCATGCGTGATGGCTATGCTAAGCGGATCAAGACTGCGGATGGGGACTTCACGCCAGACACCAAGGCCGAAAGGTTCCCCAAGCAGTGGCAGGAGGATGGCAAGGTGCGAGCCCCAATGCCAGCCTCAGGGCTACGCATCACGTCCCTCGTGGATGACTGGTGGGCAGAGGCCAAGACGGCTGGCCGCTCAAGGGCGACCTACGAGAGCTACAGCATCACGTTCCGCCATCTCGCTGACTACCTTGCGCATGACGATGCGGCCCGCGTGACGGCTGAGGACATCGTGGGCTTCAAGGACGCTCGCCTCAAGGCCGGCATCTCGTCCAGCTCCGTGTCTCTCAATCTGGCGGGGCTCAAGGCCGTCTTCGAGTGGGCCAAGGTGAACAAGAAGGTGCCCAGCAATCCGGCCCGGGACGTGAAGGTCATCAAGATGAAGGCCGTGAAGCTCCGCGAGAAGGACTTCACCCTTGAGGAGGCCAAGGCGGTGCTGGCCCACGCGGACACCGCAACCGGCGACACCAAGAACATGCTGGCCAAGTACTGGGTGCCGTGGCTTTGTGCCTACACGGGGGCTCGCGTCGGGGAGATGGTCCAGCTCCGCCCCCAAGACCTCAGGGAGGAGCAACGGGGCGAGGCGGAGGGCGGCAACTACTGGGTGCTCACCATAACGCCGGAAGCTGGCACGGTGAAAGACAAGGAGAAGCGGGAGGTGGTGCTCCATGCCCATCTCGTGGAGCGCGGGTTCCCCACGATGGTGGAAGCATGCACCACGCGGTACATCTTCTTGCCCGACAGCAACCGGGATATCGAGACGCTGATCAAGACGGTCAAGGGCGTGCTGGTGGCCTTCGTGCGTGAGGTCATAACGGACCCCAACGTAGCCCCCAATCACGGCTGGCGGCACAGCTTCAAGACGCGGGGCCGTGCGGTGGGCATACAGGACAGCGTGCTGGACAGCATCACGGGCCACGCTCCGCAGACCGTGGGCGGGCGTTATGGCCGCGTTGAGTTGGACACGCAGGCCCAGGCGATGGCGATTTTCCCGAGGTATTGACCGGCTGGAACCGCTTGCGAAATGCGGGCCTTGGGGTGGCCCTCCCGGAAATACCCCACACCTAATGAAGGAAGAAGCCCGAAGGCTCGCCTTGCAATGGAGTGAACCGCGCCGGGCGGACCCCGGTTGGCATTCTCGGAGATTATCCACAAATGAACACCTCGAAGCTTTTCGTCACCAGCCTTTGGGCCATCGCCTGCCTCGCCCCGGAAATCGGCGGCAACGGCTCTGTGACTTTCCAGACGGACCCGAGCAAATCGGAAGCCGAAGCGGCCAAGGAGGCGGCGGAGATGGCCACCGGCAAGGGAATGAACTTCAAGACCGACCCGGCCTTCTCGGAGGCTCAACTGGCGGCTCAGGGCCACCCCATCGTCGGCCTCACGGGCAAGCTGGTGCACGTCCACAAGCAGGGCGAGGAGGGCATGCTGGCCATCGACGCCTACACCGGGCAGGTCATCCTCAATGACGATACCCCGGAGTGGGCCAAGGACCTGGGGCTCGTCATGGCCCAGCTCACGGAGCGCCACGTGTTCTACGGCCAGCGGCTGGGCGACAAGTACGCCCAAGAGCACCAGAGCCCCGAGATCATGGCCTACGAGGACCTCGGCTGGCTGTGCCTCGTGGACAACGGCACGGCGAACCCTCACGAAGCCATCGTTCAGGCCGATGACGAGTTCCGCATGAACGTGGTGGCGGAGGTGCTGGGCATCAACCGGGACGCCGACGACCAGACCAATGCGGAGCCGCTGGGCGAGGATGCCTCGGGCTGGACCATGGAGCAGTACTCCAACCAGACCCGCTCCCAGGCCGAGCTGGACGCTCTGGAGGCGGCCCGCATCAAGCAGTTCGAAGAGGACCAGCAGGCGGCCCACGGCTGAGACTGAGAACATGGTGTGCTGAGCGCGGGGCCCAACCCCTACGGCACGGCACCATGTGGCCCCTCTCTGATGGCACCCCCGACAGCCCGCCTTAAGTGGATAGGCAGGGGGCACGCGCAGAGAGGGGTTTTTCTTTCTGGAGGGAGAGAGGATGCACCCCATGAGCCACTACTACAGGCTGAGCTTCTTGGAAGGGCTTGGCGTACCTGCGGACTTCACGCCACAGCCACCGCGCAAGCGCATATGGCAAGGCACGCAGGCTGACCTTCACGCTGCCTGCCGTGATCGAGTGACGCGCATGTTCCGCGTGTTGCTGGACAGGGCAGCCATCAAGTATGCCGTGGGGCCTGATGGCATTCTTCGCTACGGGGACAAAGGTGTTGAGGCTGACATTGTGGCCCAGCTATGGAATGATGCCAACGTGCTGGTGAGCCACGGCAAGGACCTCCACTAGCGATGATGATGGCACGCCACCCTGCCGCCACCATCCCCGACCAGTTCGTCACTATGCCACTCCTCAGGCAGTTCTTTATGCTTGATATTGAGAGAGGCACTGTGGTAAGGCATGAGGTAAGGCGGTGCCCCCACACAGGACTAACCCTCACGCGGGCCGCATCTGCTGACCTTCAACCCACCCTACCAACCAGCTAGAGGAGCAGTGCATCACCATGGCAACAGCATCAGCAGCAACCGCAAAGAAGCAGGCACAGGGGGACGCCCCCAAGGCACCCCGGGCCTTCTCGTTCACCCCGGTGGCCCTCACGGCACTCCCGGAGCTTCCCACCACGCCCAAGAGGGCCCCCAACGACAACGACCTGCCGTTCCGCAAGGCCTTCTTCGATAAGGTCCCGGAGATGGTGAAGGACAAGGGGCAGTCGGCCACCCTGTTCGTCCCCAAGGCCTTCTGGGAGACCCGGGACGTGGACATGGCGAAGGTCGATGGGGCCTACCAGAAGCAGAAGCTCCGTGACCAGTTCAACAAGTGGCGTGACGAGACCAAGGTGGTGACCACGCCGCGTGTCCGTGGGGAGAGCCCCGGCACGGACAAGAACGGCAAGCCACTCCCCGGGCCGATCCTCACGGAGGAGGTCAGCACCAACGAGAAGCGCGGGCATTACGTCTTCTTCGCGGTGGAGCGCAAGGGCGACGAGCCCGAGAAGCTCTGGACCGATATGGGCCTCACGGCCAAGGACGCGGAGCCGGGCATCCAGGTGATCGTCTACATTCCGAAGTGATCCGGTAACGGACGGTTTACATTCCGTAACATTTTGGTGGGGGCTGCGTCATCGTTAATGATGCGTGGCCCTTGCCTTTTGGTAGAAGCGCCTTACGCACGCCACCCGCACTGGGGGGAGGTATCCGCCTCTCGATACTGTCTCAGTAGCAACCCCTAAAGTAAGCACCGGGTTTCTTTAGCGCAACGCCCCGGTGCGTGGAGCCGCCAGCACCATGACCATCCACCACCTCCAGCAGCTAACCTACGATGACTACGCCGCTAACCCCGAGATGCACCCGCTGTGGCAGCAGCAGGTGGACCTTGAGCGGGAGATGATGCAGAGCGGAGCGGATGCAGTCCGTGATGCCGTCATCAAGAGCGAGAGGCGGGACCAGATGACCCGCTCCCCGGTAGTCCGTGGGGTGATGACCGACTGGCTCCCCGAGCTTGCGGCCCACATAAGGGACTGGGTTCGCCAGACCGATCTATCCCGAGGCCCCAAGCCCATCGCGCTGCCATACATCAAGGCCATGGACCCGCATGTCGCCGCCCTGGTGGTCCTTAAGGCGATCATGGACGGCATCGGTAAGGCCAACCAGACGCTAGCCGGCTTGGCTCGCCAGATCGGGGACACCTGCGAGCACGAGGAGCAAATCCGCCTGTGGGAGAAGAAGCAACCCAAGCTGTTCTACCACTACAAGGACGAGATGGACCGCAACCGGGCGACCGATGTGCACCGCCGTCGCGTCAACGTCAACCAGTTCGCCAAGCTCTGCGCCGACAAGGAGATAGACCTGAGCTGGCAAGGCTGGGGCAATGAGGTTCGCTTCCGGGTGGGCATAGCGCTCATCGACGCCGTGATTACCAAGACAGGGTGGTTCGAGCTGGCCCCCGACCCTGAGCACGTCTTCAAGCGCGGAGCGGCCAACACCCCGCAATACGTGGTGGCTCCCACGGAGGAGTTCCGCCAGTGGCTCGGCAAGGCGATGGACCGCTACGAGCTTAACAGCCCCCACTACAGGCCTACCGTGATGCCCCCGAAGCGCTGGGATGGTATAAGGGACGGGGGCTACTGGACGCCTTATGTCCGTGCCCCAAGGCTTGTCCGCTTCAAGGCGCATCAGGAGACCCAGAAGGAATACGCTGCGGACGAATACGACGCCATCGACATGCCGATTGTCTACGACGCCATCCACCTACTCCAAGAGACAGCGTGGCGGGTGAACAAGCGGGTGCTCGATGTGGCCTTGAAGTGCTGGGCGCTGGACGAGGGGATCGCCAAGCTGCCGCGCATTGAGGACCTCCCGCTGCCTGACAAGACGGTGGCCATGACGGAGGACTTCGCGGCAGCCAAGCAGGCCCGCAAGGAGAAGCGTGAGCATCATCGCAGCCCCGAGGTGGACGCACAGGTCCTCGACTGGAAGAAGCGGGCCAGCCCCATCTATCGGTTCAATGCCAAGCGCTGGAGCCGTATGCGGGCCACCACGGTAACCATCCAGGCAGCCCAGCGCTACGCTGAATGCGACCGCTTCTACTTCCCCCACATGCTGGACTTCCGGGGCCGTATGTATCCCATCCCGAACTTCCTCCAGCCGCAGGGCGATGACCTAGCGCGGGGCTTGCTGACCTTTGCCGATGCGCTGCCCATCACGGAGGACAATGGTGGGGCGGGATGGTTGGCCATACAGCTTGCCTCAACGTGGGGCCACGACAAGGTGTCCTATGACGAGCGCATTGCCTGGGTGGAGGCCAACGAGGTCATGTTCCGCCTCATCGCTGAGGACCCGATGCAGCACATGGAGTGGAGCAAAGCGGACAAGCCATGGCAGGCCCTTGCGGCTTGCTTTGAGTGGGTGGACTTCCTGAATACCGGGTGGGGCTTTATGTCCAGCCTCCCGGTGATGGTGGACGGAACCTGCAATGGCATCCAGCACCTCTCGGCCATCCTGAGAGACGAGGTGGCTGGGCTCTATGTCAACCTCGTGCCGGCAGAGCGCCCGCAGGACATCTACAAGCACGTCGCTAGGCTGCTGCAAGAGGTCCTTGAGGAAACCGAGATGCACACGGGCGGGGAGAGCTGGAAGGCGACCTATTGGCTCAACCTCTGCAATCGTGACCTTCCCCGCTCTCTGACCAAGCGGCAGGTCATGGTGCTGCCTTATGGCGGGAGCCGTGATGCCTTCTACAAGTATACGCGGGCATGGCTGGACGAGATGGACAAGGTGCCTGCCGATGGTGGCAGCGAGGCCTACCGCCAGCGCCGCAACGAACTGCTCACCTTCATGGTCAAGCACATGTGGGCCGTGGTCAGCAAGGTGGTGGCCAAGGGGCTGGCCGTAATGGACTGGCTCCAGAAATGCGCCAAGGTCGTGGCGAGCAGCAACCAGCCGATCTACTGGCAGGTGCCCAGCGGCTACGTGGTGCGCCACTTCTACGGGCAATGCCTCGACAAGCGCGTGGAGCTAAAGCTTAGTGGCGAGCGTGTGGTTGTCACGGTGCGGGAGCGCACGGCCAAGCTCAGTGCTCAGGACCAAATCCGTGGCATAGCCCCCAACTTCATCCATTCGCTCGATGGGGCAGCCCTCATGCTGTGCCTCAAGCGGTGCAGGGCGGCGGGCATAGAGGACTTTGCCTCAGTGCACGATGCCTTCGGGACCCATGCGGCCAACATGAACGCTCTCGCCGTGTTCCTGCGTGAGGCGTTCGTGGAGGTCCATGAGCACGATGTCCTTGGGGAGTTCCGTGCGGCCTGCCAGCGCATCCTCGTGGATGTCCTAGTGGCGGAGGAGGGAATGGACCCGCTCGCTGCTGCCGAAAAGGCGGACGAAATGCTGCCCGAGCCGCTGGAAAAAGGCGAGCTGGACTTGGCGGCAATCCTCGAAAGCGACTACTTTTTCGCCTAGCAAATCGGCGCAAATCGCCGGCCAAACGGCGGCTCCGAAAATAGCCCACACCATATGAAGGAAAGCGCGTCTGGCTGCTTGGCGGCTCGCCGGAATGCACTGTCCTTGATGCAGGGGGTCTCCGAGTGCGCAGCTCGGGGGCCCCTTCTGCTGTTTGCCCCTAAAGCGACCAACTGGAGACGAACCACCATGGGAGTACGCAAGTTCGACGGGGGCCACGAAGTCCCCAAGCACCTCAAAGGCAGGCGGCCACTGGACCGCGACAAGCTGAGCCTCACGCCCCGCCTTCATGCCATCAACGTGGCCCATGAGGCCCTGTTCCCCATACAGGACTGGGACGGTGGTCCCGAGGAGCAGACCTTGGGGGTGGCCGTGCTGTTCGCCTGCATCTGCCTCAAGACCGGCATCGACCCGGAGGACCTCTACCAGATGGGCAAGAGGGTGCTGCTGGCAAGGGATGAGGGTGACCACGTGACTGGGAACTCTGCGCAGGTGCTTCAAGATTTCCTTGGGGCCCGCATCATGGCACGGGAGGTGAGCATTGCGTGATGGCCTATACCTAAGCGGGCTTCGCATCGCTCACCGAGAAGACTGGCAAGGTAACCGCCTTACGGTGGCGACCTATCGAGACACTGGCGGCCATCACCGCTCCACGCAACTTAACGGCCACCTGCACGAGCAAACCGTGGTGGCATCCATCAAGCGCCATCGGCAAGGCATCAAGGAGACCATCACATGAGCAACAGCAGCACGAACTACAAGGACAGCCCCTTCGGTGAGGCCATCCACCCGTGGCTCAACAAGCCGGACACCAAGTTCGATGATCGCGGGACAGGTGGCGAGTTCAAGGTGGCTCTGGCCATCGAGGGCTCCGCAGGTGGCGAGGCCATGTTCAATGACGTGTCGGCGGCCTCACAGAAGGCATTCGATGACTGGATGGCGGACGAGAAGGGCGGCCTCAAGCTCCCCAAGCTCAAGCGCGAGGAGTTCAAGGTGTACTGCCCGGCGCATGTCGAGAGGGACGAGAACACCGGGGAGCCCACGGGCCGCTACGTGTTCGACTTCCGGCAGAACGCCAAGATCAAGCTTCGTGACGGCACCTTCAAGGACATCACCATCGGCCTCTATGACAGCACCGGCAAGGGTGCCGTGACGCGGGGCATATGGTCCGGCTCCACCATCCGCGTTCGGTATGCCATGAGGGCTATCCCGATGCCCGGCCTCAAGCAGGTGGGCGTGCGGCTGGACTTCGCCTCCGTGCAGGTGCGCAAGTTCGGCGGCCAGCAGAACCAGCAGGGCGGCGGCTTCGCGGCGGACCCGGAAGGTGAGGCCGTAGAGGAAGGCATGGGGCCGGACAATGGGGCCAGTGGCGGGGCGGACTACTGAGATGCGCTCCTCACCGATACAGAGTGCGGTCCAGATTGTCTCCCAAGTGGCCTCTGCCGCTGCGGACACCAAGCTTCTGGCCGCCAACCCGAGCCGGCTCAAGGCCTCCATCTTCAACGACAGCACGGCGGTGCTCTACGTCAAGCTTGGCGGCAGTGGCGCATCGGCTACCTCAAAGTCCTTCAACATCGCTGCTGGGGGCTACTTCGAGGTCTACGACAGCACGGCGGACATCTACGGCTACTGGGCGAGTGCCAATGGCTACGCCTACGTGACGGACTACCAGTAACAACGAGAGGAGCTGGCCACCATGCCACTGTACACCGGGCTTGGGCCCAAGGGTAACACAGCGCCGGCTCGATGGGGCATGGTGACTGGCTCCTTTTCCCCCGTCGCCTTGTTTGCCAACGGCGAGTCTGGATGGACGCGCCTGCCTGGCACACCCTACGGAGTTTCTTATCAGGAACGTTCAGGCGCTTCCGCTACCACAATATGCGCCAATGGGGATGCGGTTGGCACGTTCAAGGACCTGATCAAGAATACGTACTGGACCGCATCGGCTGATGCTCGCAGGCCGATATTCAGCGTTGGGAGTTACATCAGCCACGATTTCGACGGCGTCGATGATTGCCTTATCGGGCCGACGACCGACCTGACTGGCACCGCCAAGGTAACGACGTTCCATGCGGTCGAATGCGACAACGCAGCCGGCACCCAGATTATCAGCGAGTTCAGCAGCAACTTCAACAGCGTTCCAGGCACTTGGTTGATGGATACAAGCGACACCGCCGCTGGGGATTTCTCGTTCGGCCTTCGCAACAGCTCTTCCGCCACAGCTCGTCGCTCCGGGGGCAACACACTTCCCAATAAGGTCGTGCTGTCATGCGTTATGGACCTGACCAAGAACACCTATGCGACCTTCACGCGGCCTCGCGTAAACGGGGTTACGCCGTCGCTGACGAACACGGGCACACAGACGACGGGAACCGCGTTTGCCAACCAGACACCGTATGCAGGTGCACGCGGCGATGCCAGCCTGCGGTTCAACGGACGCATCATAGCGGAGATTGTAGTGGGTCGTGAATGCACCCCTGCAGAGATCACCGCCACGGAGCAATACCTGGCCGTCTTGGCCGGACTGTCTTTCTAGAGGATCAACATGGATCGCCTTCCCACCATCATCACCGTGCAGGCCGCGTATGTCGATGCTGTCAACAAGGTCTTTTCCGCTATGGGAGCAGGGGAGAACAATATCTCTCGTGCGGCCATCCCGGCTGACACTATTGACCCCACGCCCAGCACTACGGTCACCCACTATATCGCCATGGACATGGGCGCTGATGCCGACAAGGTGGCTACATGGCAGGCAATGTGCAGCGGCGTACTCCCGCCCATTGAAGGTGTTTGGGGCGAGGCCGGCATTATCGGCGAAAGCGACGCGATATCTGCGCTGGCCTTCATGACTGTTGCCAGCGAGGCGGGTTTGACCGCACCCGGAGCGCCTGAGGCGTTTCTTGCGGGCATTCTTGCCGGGAAGAACCTGATGCTGCGCCCAGAAGGCGGGGCAATGGGCTGAATGCGTAACCGCGTCATACCGGACTGGGTGCGAGCCAAGAGCCGCGCCCGCAAGGCCTCATACCGCTCTGGCCTTGAGCTCTCCCTTTCCGCCGAAATCCAGGCAGCAGGCCACCCCGTCATCTACGAGGAGTACCGCCTGCCGTACCTCGTGCCCGAGACCAAGCACCACTACACGTGGGACTTCACGCTCAGCAACGGGATCATCATCGAGGGGAAGGGCATCTTCGACGCCACCGACCGCGCGAAGCACCTCTTTGTCCGCGAGCAGTTCCCCGAGTTGGACATCCGCTTCGTGTTCTCGAATGCCCGCGCCAAGATAGCCTCGGGGTCTAACACCACGCTGGCGGATTGGTGCGAGAAGTACGGCTTTCTGTGCGCCCACAAGCATATCCCGCCCGGGTGGTTCAAAGAGCCGGGACCTGCTATACACCCTTCCGTTCTCTTAAAGGAGGGACCGTATGGGTATCTCAAGCGAAACCCCGAAGCCCCACGTATACAGGCCTTGGCGCGTGTGGCTGCTGCTCGCCGCCCTGTTTAGCCTGTGGTGGCTAGCCCCGTACAATGATGGAGAAGGTCAGCAAAATGACCCCGCCCTACTACAGCACGCTGATGACTTATGCCCCTCAGCCGGTGCCCCACTGGAGGCTTGTTCTCCGTAGGGCATGGTCCGTCCGGTTCATCGCCCTCTTCACGGTAGCCAATGCGCTCAACGCGGTGTGGCCGAACCTGGGAGGGGAGATGGGCCCGGTGGCATTCAACGTCACGGGGGCCCTGCTCGGGGGCTTGGCCTTCCTCTCCGTCTTCACAAAGCAGAACGGCTTCCCGTACTTCACCGGCAAGGGGGGCCAGCGCAATGGCTAACTTCCGGTCTCGCCTCAAGCAAGGCACGGTGGCCGGTGCCATCCTCTGCACCACGCTGTCTGGCTTTGAAGGCATCCGCCTCACCGCCTATCCCGACCCGGCCACGCACGGGAAGCCATGGGCCATCTGCATGGGAAAGACCCAAGGGGTCCACCCCGGAATGCGGGCCACCTTGGCGGAGTGCATCAGGCAGCTCTACGACACCGTGCCGGAATACGTGAGGCCCCTTGAGGTCTGCGTTCGTGTGCCCGTACCGGACAAGCGCCTCATCGCCATCACCTCCCTAGCGTGGAACATCGGGCCGGGCAAGGTGTGTGGCCTCAAGGGTCGCAAGCAGCCGAGCGTGGCGGACCTCCTCAATGCCGGCAAGATACGACAGGCGTGCGATGCGTTCCTCCGCTATGACCGTGCAGCAGGCATCTACTTCCCGGGGCTCCACTCGCGCCGCGTTAAGGAGCGGGCCTTGTGCCTTGAGCCCACCGGACCCAGCAATCCGGTGGAGTAGCGACATGGACACCTTAATGAGCAAGGTGGCCGTGGCGTGCGCCCTCGCGCCCCTGTGCATCGTGGCCATCGCCACCATCGTCTACCTCGTCAAAGACTTACGGAGGGCCTCACGGTCCCCCTCATTCTGGACCGGGAATGCGGGCGACGAGGGGGAGATATGACCAGTACGCTCAAACTCTACGCCATCATCGGGCTCCTCGTTGCAGCGGCTGTAGGCATCGGCATCGTGTACGCCAAGGGCCGGCTTGATGCTAGCCATGCGGCCCAACTCTCCGCCTTGCAGACACGCCTCAACACGCTGGCCGCCCAGACCAAGCAACTAGAAGACATCCAACGCAAGGACCAGCTCCAGGCGATGCAGGATGCGGAAGACAAGGAGCGGCTCAATGCCCTCATCGATAGCCAAGGTGCGCTTCTGGCGAACCCTCATGACGGCTGCCTTACTGCCGACGACGTTGAGCGGGTGCGCTCTGTTTTTCAAGGAGGCACCACCACCGCCCCCTAGCCTCGTCATACCGGGGGACATCAAGGCCGAGTTCAGCAGGCTCGTGCAGCCCCCAGTCAAGGGCAAGCCGCTCGACAAGGAGGCCACCTTCAAGCTCATCGGGAAACTGAGGGGCAGCGAGGTGGCCAAGTTCCAGGCGGGCAAGAGGCTCATCCGAATGATAGAGGCGCGGGATGCTGAGCTACAAGCTCCGAAGTGAGACCACGGCGGTAGTGCTTCACGATGCCCACGTGCCGGCCTCTCAGTCAAACTTGGAGAACTTCCTAGCGGTTGGTGGCCGTGAGCGCGGTTTGCTCGATGTCGGATATCATTACTTGATCCTGCAAGACGGACGGGTGGTGGACTGCCGGCCCCATACCGTGCAGGGAACCCACCTCCGCTCCAAGAAGAACCGCGAGACCATCGGGGTTTGCCTTGCGGGCGGCAGGCGGGAGCACCCGGAAGTGGACGAGCTGGGCATGGTCCACATGGTCCCCGAGGACAACTTCACGCCGGACCAGTGGCACAGCCTCACGCTCCTCATGCACACGCTCCGAAAGCATTACGGCCCGCTGCCTCTGGTGGGCCACTCGGAAATCGACCCACGACACCACGGGGCTTGCCCCCCGGTAGATATGGCGGAGATACGAGACCGTTGCCTGACCCCATGAAAGACCATTGCGCTGCTGCCGTCATGGCCAGCCCCGAAGTAGTCGCCGCTCTGGCGGCCCTATCAGCCCAACCGAAAAGGAACACCAAGCGTGTCCAAGCTGACCCCGCAACAGCAGATTGTCCTAGACCAGCTTAGTGCTGGCCGCTCGCTCACCAACATCGTGGCCCTGACCTGCCATGGCGTCGGCTCCCTGTCCAGCCGTATTGCGGAACTCCGCAGGCTAGGCCACAAGATTGAAGACCGCACGGAGACCGACCAGTTCGAACGGCAGTACAAGGTGTACAGCATCAAGGCGGCCAAGGTTGGGGCCGCAGTGGAGACCATCGTGCGGACGGCGGAGGGCAACGATGCCCCGTAGCAGCCCCCGTAAGGCTCGCGACCCAGATGCCTACGTGGAGCACCCTCCACGCCCATCCTCCGTCAAGATCGGCCCCTTCGTGTGGGCCATCAAGCCTTGGGACGTGAGGGCATCGAACAACACGGGGGCATACGGCCTCTGCGACAAGTCCACCCAGACCATCCTCATTGAGGAGGGCATGAGCGCCCAGTGGGAGCGGCACATCGTCCTCCACGAGATACTCCACGCCTGCTACTGTGTGGCTGGCCTGCGGGAGTTGCGCGGGGTTGACGACACAGAGGAGGCCCACGTAGCCCTCCTCGCGTTCACCCTCATCGGCGTCCTCCAAGAGAACCCGGAGATGGTGGCATACCTCTCCCACACCGATGACCACGCTGGATAGTTACGTGGGGTCCATCCTGTCCGCCAACCCCAACATGCTCATCCCCCACTACCTCATGCACTCCTACCTGTACTACGTCATGGACGACCCTGTGGTCAGTGACGCCATGTTCGATACGATATGCAAGAGGCTGCTGGTGGAGCTTGATGGCCTGAGCCATAGGCACAAGGGCTTGGTGGACAGGGACCTCTTGGTGGCGGGCTCGGGGTTCAACCTCCAGTTCCCGGGGATGGTGGCCGGTGCCGCCCAGTGGATGCACAAGAACCGAAAGGCACTGAGCCGTGAGCATAGCAGACGACGCGGAGCACGAGGGTAGCTTACCGGACGGCCCCAAGGAACCATGCCCCGACTGCGGCGGGAAGAAGTGCCTCCAGCGCTACACGGACGGCCATTCATTCTGCTTCAAATGCGAGAAGGTCACGGGCTCTGTGGCCCAGCTCAAGGGCGTTGTAGGCGGCATGGAGCGGGACTACGGGGACCTCCTAGACCCCGGCCAGCAGATAGACCCGTGGGCTCCGAACGCCAAGCGCGGCATCAAGTCCGATACCCGCAGGAAGTATGGCACCTTCACGGCAGGCCATGCGGGCGGCCCCGTGGTCGTCTACCCGTACTACTCCCAGGCGGACGAGCTGGTTGCCCAGAAGCTCCGCACGGCGGGCAAGGAGTTCCCGGTGCTCAAGGGCCCGGGCTACACGGCGCTTAACGACTGCCGCCTGTTCGGCCACCACGTCTACGGCGACAAGTTCGACCGGCAGGTGGTGGTGTGTGAGGGCGAGGAGGACGCTCTGGCCGTGGGCCAAGAGTTGAACTTCAAGGTTGCCGTGGTGTCCGTGAACGGCGGGGCGGGCAATGCGGCCAAGTCCATCAAGGCCAACTACCTTTGGCTCGACCGCTTCGCTGACATCATCCTGTGGTTCGACCTGGATGACGAGGGACAGAAGGCCGTCAAGGAGTGTGCCCCACTATTCAAGGTGGGAAAGGTCCGCGTGGCCAAGGCGTTCGGCTTCAAGGCAGACGCCAAGACGCCGTGCAAGGACGCCTCCGACATTCTGCAAGCAGGGCGGCCCGGCGATATCCAGACGGCAGTCTACTCGGCCAAGGCGTGGCGGCCATCCGGCATCGTCAACGCCAAGGACAACCGTGAGGACGCCGCAGCGCCCAAGGACGAGGAGGGGGCCTTCAAGTTCCACTGGCCGTGGCTGGACGTGGAGCTGACATTGGGCCCCATCCTGCCCGGCCAAGTGTGTTACCATGTGGCAGGCACCGGCATTGGCAAGTCTACCGCCATCACCACCATTGAGCTGGGCATAAGGGACCAGGGCGGCAAGGTGTGCCACCTGTCCTTCGAGGATACCCGGCGCGAAGCCAAGATGCGCTTCATGGTTATCGATGTGGGCAAGAGGCTGGACATAGAGCCCCTTGATGACGAGGCCATGATGTCCCTGCACGATAAGTCCTTCGGCGGTGGGTGGCTGGAGCTATTCGACCCGGAGACCGCAGAGTGGACCTTCTCGGCCATCGAGAGCTACTGCTACTACGCGGTCAAGGCGCTCGGCTGTCAGGTCATCGGGGTGGACCCACTGTCTGCCATAGCAGCCCTCATCGATGGCTCGCAGGATGAGCGTAAGGAACTCGACAAGATCAGCCTGTTCTTCGCCAAGTTGGCCAAAGAGCTAGGCGTGGCGTTCCAAATCGGCCACCACCTGAGCCGGCCAGAAGGCACCGCCCATGAGGAGGGCGCAGCCACGAGCCTCAACCAAGTGCGGGGCTCCGGGGGCATCGCCAACTTCGCCACCCATGTGGTGGGCCATGAGCGGAACCAGCAGGCGGAAGGGGATGATTTCCTCCTCACCCAACTCCGGTCCCTCAAGAACCGCCCGCGCTCTAAGACTGGCCCCATGTGCGTGCTCCGGTACGACATGAACACTGGCCGCCTGACCATCACCAAGGAGAAGTTCCCCGCAGCGGGACCGGCCAAGGGGAGAGGGCAGCAGCAAGCGCACGGCGGCGGAGGCTTTACGCCAGACACAGGGGGCGGTGACTACTAGCCCCCAACCCCTAAGACAACAACAAGCTGGGCTACCAGCGATAAGAAGGATGCGGGGGCACAATGAGCCTGCAAGAAGACGAAGACAGACCTCTCGACCACATGAAGCTGGAGAAGGAGGACCTTGTGGCACGCCTCATGGGTGCCCAAATGTTCGCCCGCTTCATCCTCAAGGGATACAGCGCCAAGGTCTCCTACGATGTGGACTTCATGAAGCTACCCGAGTGGCAGCACATGGAGGAGCTTGAGGAGACCTACAAGCTGCGGCCCTACGCGGCACAGTGGAAGATTGCCGCATGGATAGGCCGGCTGGACAGGGCACTGGATGCCGCTATCCGCCGCCGCCAGATGTACCTTCAATCCAGGCATTAGCCGCGCTGGGCAACCAGCTACCTCATAGCCTCCCAAGGCTTGTATCCCCGGGGGACCCTCTCCAATGAACCTCAATGCAAACCCAATGCATGTCTCCTCGCCTGTTGACATTGCGCTCTACAACGAGCGGATGGGCCGGACGCTGGCGGACAAGACGTTCTTTGTCGAGAGGGTCCCCGCCGAGGTGACCGTGTTCGCGGACTTCGGGTGTGCGGATGGCAGGCTCCTGCGGGACATCCACCCCCAGCGCCGGGAGTGGCCTCAAGGCTGGGGCCATCACTACATCGGGTTCGACCATAACGCTGGCATGATTGAGCTGGCCAAAAGAACAAGGTCCATCGGCAACTTCGAGTACACTGCGGACTTCAACATGTTCGCCGCGAGGATCGAACGCCATCACAGGAAGGGCCTCAAGTCCTGCCTCGTGCTCAGCTCCGTGGTCCATGAGGTGCTCTCCCAGCAGCCCGGGGAGTTCATCCCCTTCTGGCACCAACTCAAGCGGCTGGGCTGTGAGTACATTGCGATACGGGACATGGCGGTGGATGCCGACGCCTACCGCAGGAAGGTGAGCGAGGAGGAGTTCCGTGCGGTAAGCACCGGGCCTGCCTCGGAGAACATGGCCCACTGGCTCATCACCGGGGCCGCAGAGCCGGGGCAGTTCGCCCACCGTGCGGAGTTCCTTGAAGCCCTCCTAAAGTGCGACTACCGGGACAACTGGGAGAACGAGTGGGCGGAGCGCTACTTCCCCCTTACGGCTGACCAGTGGGTGAACTTCACGACCATAGGCAGCGGCTACAAGCTCCGCCACTTCGACCACTCGGGAATACCGTACCTCCAGCAGAAGTGGAAGGACCGCTACGGCATCTACGTTCCAGATAGCACACACGTGAAGCTGCTGCTCCATAGGGATGGCTGATGCGCTACCCTTTGGAGGCTCTACGAGAGCAGTTTAGGTTGGTGGGTGAGGACGTCATCCGGGTATCCACGGGTGAGGTCGTAAGTGGTAGCCCCGGCGGCGACAACAAGGAATATCTCGTAGTTGGCGTTTCCGGTTACGGACAGGGCGTGCTTGTTCTCTATCATCGTTTGAAGTTCTTCCTGGCCAATGGCTGGATGCCCGCCATAGTGGACCACTGGGACCGAAACACGGCGAACAATACACTCGCCAACCTACGACCAGCCACCAAGGCCCAGAACGCCTACAACTCCGGCAAGACGTGGGGCCAATATCCGCGTGGCGTACACCGCTGCCGCGACAAGTTTCAAGCTCGCGCCATGATAGCGGGTGTGGTTCACCACCTTGGAACCTTCGACACACCAGAGGAGGCGGGCCGTGTGGCCGCCGCCTTCCGCAAGAAACATCACGGGGCCTTCTACGCCCCAACATAGGGGCACGCCATGCTGACCAAAGCCATAGTCCTTATCATCATCGGGTCCGTGGGCGGTAGCCCCAAGGCCGCCGCTGTGGGCCCCTTCGATGACTTCGCGTCCTGCCGTGATGCCAGCCGTGCGGTGTTCGCTGCGGCGATGGCGGAGAAGCGCATCATTGCGGGCCTGTGCGTCCAGACGCCTTTCGCCTTCACCGACCACGAGGGCTGAGCCCCATGGGTCGCAGATTGGTAGGAGACTTTGAGGGCAACGGCCTGCTGGATATGGGGCCAGCCCTAAAGATGCACTGCCTCGGGACCATCGACATGGACACCACGGCTGACTTTCCGTCTGGCTGTGAGGAGTTCTACTACGGTCCCGAAGTGCCATACGACTTCGACTGGGACCGCATGCCGGTGCCCGAGGAAAGCGTGAGGAGGCTCCTAGCAAATCCGACCAGCTTGGACGTAGCGGATGGCGTGAGGTCTCTGATGGACGCTGACATGACGGTGTTCCACAACGGCTGTGACTACGACTACATCGCTGCCGAGATGGTCTACCCATGGTTCAAGCGCTGCGCCAAGGCATGGGACAGCTACGTCATGGCCAAGGTGGTGTGGCCCGTGGATATCCTCGCGGAGCCGGACTTCAAGCGGGCCTACGCGAAGCAGATGCCGATGAACCTAGTCAAACGGCATAGCCTTAAGGCATGGGGCTACCGCCTGGGCGAGAACAAGGCTGACTACGAGGGCGACTTCCACAAGTACCCCGAGCCCCGCGACAGGCCCGCAAAGGCAGGCGATGAGCGGTGGGACCGCAGGTGGGAGGAATGGAACCCCTTCATGGCGGCCTACATGCTCCAAGACAACAGGCCGTGCTTGAAGTTGTGGAGGCTGATTGAGGACCGCACGGGGCAGAACCCTGAGGTCCCATGCTCCGTGGTCTGGCCTGAGCAGGTCTTTGAGGTGGAGCATGAGGTTGCCCGCATCATCAAGCGCCAAGAGCTTCACGGAGTGCACTTCAATGTTCCAAAGGCACGTGCCCTTGCCGCCGACCTATCGAACCAGCTCGCCGCGATTGAGCGCCAGCTTGTTGACACCTTCGGGTCGTGGTGGGCGGCTAGCCCCGTGGTCACTCCAGCAGCCAACCGCAAGGTAAAGCTCACGCATCTACCGGACATCACCGTGAAGCGGTACGGCAAGAACGGCAAGGAGCTGGCCCCTTATGTCGGCCCCCCGGTCTGTGAGTATACGACTGATGGGCCCTATACGCCAATCGAGTGGACGACCTTCCAGCCCAGCAGCAGGGACCACTTGGGGCAGCGCTTGCAGGCCGTCTACGGGTGGAAGCCCAAGATGTTCGGCAAGAACGGCAAGCCCACTGTGGACGAGGGGACGCTGGAAGAAATCCCTGAGGCCGTCATGCCTAAGGAAGTCCGCAAGCTCCTCATCAACTACTTCATTGTGATGAAGACGCTGGGCACCCTCGCCAAGGGCCAGAAGGCATGGCTCAATCTGGTGGATGACGAGGGTTATATCCACGGAGGCATGGACACCGCTGGGGCCATCACCGGGCGAGGGACCCACAAGAACCCCAACCTGTCCGGGGTGCCTGCCGTGATGAAGATCAAGGTAACCCAGGAGGACGGCACAAAGAATGAGGTGGTGGCTCACGGACTTGAGGGCCGCTATGGCTACGAGTGCAAGGAGCTGTTTGAAGCTGACCCGGGCTGGGAGTTCACGGACACCGATGCGTCGTCACTGGAGCTTATCCTGTGCGGCCACTACATGTTCCCCCACGACAACGGGGCGTTCTCAGCCCGTGTGTGTGACCCCACAAGAGACCCGCATCAGGAGCATGCTGTCCTTGCGGACATGACTAGGGCCGACGCTAAGACCGCGATGTACCTGTTCTTGTACGGCGGTGGTTCCTATAAATTGAGCCTTGCGCTGACCGTTGAGGACGAAGAGGTCCTAGGGCTACTCACATACAGAGGCCTCCCAATGCTCCTTAGCAACCTGGTCAAGAGGTTCGACCAGACATTCGTGGACCGCTTGGACGACAAGCAGCGGGCACGCATAGCCAAAGCTCGGCAGATCATCGTCAAATTCGAAGCCAACATCGAGGGCCTTAAGCTACTCAAGGATGCCGTCACCAAGGCAGGCGAGAGAGGCTGGGTGCGCGGGCTTGATGGCCGCAGAGTGTATGTCAGGAAGGCATACTCGACGCTCAACACCATCCTGCAATCCGCTGGAGCCCAGGCCGTAAAGCTCTGGATGGTCCTCCTGCATCGTCGGCTCCGCGAGTTGGGCCTTCGAGACAAGGTGGACTTCAAGCAGGTGCTCTTTGTTCACGATGCTTTGAGCTTCACCCACCGCCCTGGCCTCGGGCCCGCCATTCAGCAGGCGGCCAAGGAGACCATCAAAGAAGCCGGGAGACAACTCGGCCTGCGAGGAGAATTCAGAGCGGATGCCCACACAGGACAGAATTGGGCCCAGGTCCATTGACGTGCAGCTTCTCCGCGAGGTGTTTGAGCTTCGCGGGGAGGACGTTGTACGCAAGGCCACCGGGACGATAGTCAAGCCATGCAACACCACCTACATCAAATGGCTGGGCAAGGGCAGACAGTTAGCCACCCCGTACCACCGCGTTAAGTTCGCGCTGGCGCACGGCTATCTCCCCGATGAGGTAGACCACGAAGACCGGGACCACAACAATAATCTCCTGTCAAACCTGCGGGCTGCGACCCATCTGCAAAACTGCCGCAACCGCGTTTATGGCACACGGGATTTGCCGCGTGGTGTCTATAGGAGAGGCGGTAAATTCAGCGCCCGGATTGCAGTCAATGGTCACTGGTATCGACTAGGGACGCACAGCACCCCCGAGGCGGCCAGTCGGGTCGTGGAGGATCGCCTTAGAGAGATACACGGAGAGTTCTATAGGGAGCAACCCCATGCGACCGTATAGGGGTGATTACCCCCCGCAACTCTGGGCCGTCCTCAGCCTATGCCACGAACGTTACATCTCCATTCAGTCAGATTGGGCCAGAGCGCTAGCGCCTGAGGTGGCACTAGCCGCATCCCTTGGCTGGATATCAAACATAGACCCTAGTGGGCACCAGTACTCAAAGCAGTGGCGAATAACGCCGGCAGGGCTGACAGCCTTGATCGAGTTGTGTCCACACATCAACAGCAACAAGGACTTGGGATCAAACCATCATGCTGACTGACCTCTTCATCCTCATCGCCACGGCCTACTTCTTGCTCGCCCTTGTGGCTGGCCTCACGGTCCTCATGTTCGACCTGCCGCAGTGGCTCGACAGGGCCACAGCCTACGGCGACGGTAAGCTCAACTGGGCGGAGCGCCTTGCTCTGTTCATCTACGCCCCTGCCGCCATGCTCTACACCGCGTACTTCGATAAATGGCCCGGCCTCAAGGGCATCGTGGCGGAGCTGTGGGTGGGCATCGTGCTCGGGCGTCAGGTGACCAGCAAGGACGTGGTGCGTCACGATGACTGAGTGCACCCTGCTCATCGACGGCGACGTGATCGCCTTCACGGCAGCCTGTGCGGTCCAGCGTATCTACGAGGATGAGTTTGGCTTTGTGCAACCCTTCGCGTCAAGGCATGAAGGTGAGGCCGTGGTGGACAACATCCTGATTGGCCTTGAGCTGGGCTTCAAGAGCACCCACCGCCGCATCGCCCTGTCCGACCCCAAGGCCAACTTCCGCAAGAGCATCTGGCCCGGCTACAAGGCGAACCGCAAGGATAGCGTGCGGCCCCTCCTTCTGGACATCCTCAAGGATTACCTCCGTGAGCGCTATGCCGCCTTTCACTGGCCGGCGCTGGAGGCAGACGATGTGCTGGGCATACTGTCCACGGAGCCCCAAGCCTACCCCGGGCAACGCATCCTGTGCGGTAAGGACAAGGACTTCAAGACGGTCCCCGGCTACTACCATCGGCTCAAGGACCTCAAGGCAGACGGCTCGCCCAACGTGACGCACATCACCGAATGGCAGGCCCAGATGTTCCACCTATGGCAGACCCTCGCGGGGGACATGACGGACGGCTATCCGGGGTGCCCCGGGATCGGCAAGACGCGGGCCAGCGCTATCCTTGAGAACCCCATAAGGCTCATGCCATCCATGACCACCATCACCCGTGGCGTCAACAAGGGCAAGCTGGTGAAGGCGTGGAAGGCTGAGCCTACGACCGACCTTTGGGCCTGCGTGGTGTCCCACTACCAGAAGGGGATTAGTGCCGCTGGCACGGCGGACGCGGACTGGAACACTGCGGAGCAAGCCGCACTGACCACCGCAAGGCTGGCCCACATACTCCAGCACGGTGACTACGAGCCGGTGGAGGAGGGGGCCTATCGCATCAGCCCATGGAGCCCCGAGAGGATCAAGACGCAATGACCAGCAAGAAGCATTCCCCGCTGATCGGAGACTACGGGTCAGGCATCCCGGGCGATGATGGGGGCTACACCGAAGAAGACTGGCGTAAGGCCGGGCTCCACGGAAAGCCAGCACTTCGCCAGATGCAGGAGACCGTGCGGCAGGGCCTCGAAGCCGGGAGCATCAAGCCCGCCTCGGCGATGGACCAACTCGCCAGCCTCAACGTGGCCACTGCGGTCAGCCGTGGGGTGGTCACCGATATGGTGAACCTCCCGCCGCACTATGCCCGCTTCAAGATCGAACCCATCCGGTTCATCGGGGAGAACAAGCTGGACTGGTTCCAAGGCAACATCGTTAAGTACGTGTGCCGGCACGATGCCAAGAACGGCATGGAGGACATCAGGAAGACCATCCGCTACGCCAACATGTACCTGCTGTATCTGGCCGGTGATCCCGACTGGTGGAAGGCCGGCAAGCCTGAGGACTTCCGCAATGAAGGCTAATCCCAAAGGCTGGATTGGCGTCGATCTGGACGGAACGCTTGCGGTCTATGACGGGTGGAAGGGGCTAAACCACATAGGCAAGCCTGTGCCCGCCATGGTGGACCGCATCAAGTGCTGGCTGGAGTTAGGCTACGAAGTTCGCATCTTCACGGCCCGCATGTCCGCAGGAAAGGACTTCCGGGGCATGGAACGTCGCCACTTCGAGGCTGCTCTTGGCACTTGGCTATCTACCGCAGGGCTCCCGCCCCTGACTGTCACCAACGTCAAGGACTTCGAGATGGTGGAGCTGTGGGATGACCGTGCGGTCTCCGTAGAGCCCAACACTGGCAAGCAGCTCGCCCCATCAAACATCAATCGAGGAATAGCGTAATGGCCCCCGCAAAGCCCCGCAACCATGTGACCGACAGTCTGCAAGCCTTCCTCGCGGGGCCTGACATCACGGCTGACCTTCCTGTCCTCCCCGCTGAGGTAATCGAGAAGCTGGAGCAGATGTTCCCGCCACGGTGCCTTGAGCGCAACGAGACTGCCGAGGAGCACCTTCGTTACGCCGGCAAGGTGGAGTTGGTGGCGATGCTGCGGAACCGCCTGAATGACTACCAGCAGGAGGCGGACCTGGGCGGCCAGCAGGATGAAGACCTCGTGGCAGGCCACGCGGACCTCGCCAGCACAGCCCAGCAGTAACGCGGGGCCCCACACCACACCACGCTAACGATAAGGAGAGCGCCACGATGAAGCGCTACGGCATCGCATATTGCTTCTTCCCCAAGACGCCGGACACCAAGGTCCCGAACCCCACGCCCCAGCCCGAGAAGACCGCCGACCCACAGCAGGTGGGGGCCCAGCGCAAGGCTGAGGACCAGACGCTCTTTGGTGGCATCCCGGACCTCAGGGTGGACCGATCGGCTGCCCCGCCGTCTCTCCCTGCCGGTGGCGCGGGCCTGTCCGTCCCCACGGGCACCATGAAGTGACCATGAAGTAGCCACCACACACGGAGGGCCCCATGGCCGCAGATGACGAGACGGAGCCCCACGAGGAGGCCGGTGGCGAGAGCGCTGAGTATTCCTTGGGCATGAAGGCGGAAGCCTTTTACGACAGCCTCACGGGGCGGCGGCAGGCGGTGGAGGATATGGCCCGCAAGATGGCGGAGCTAACGCTTCCCTTCGCGTTCCCGCCGCTGGGCTACATCGAGGGCGATGACCTCCCCGGCAACAACCAGAGCATCGGGGCCCAGTGCGTCAACACTCTGGTGTCCAAGCTGGCGGACGTGGCGTTCCCCCCGGGGCACCCGTGCTTGCGGCTCCTCCCCGAGGAGACTGACATTCAGGAGGCCCTCAATCAGGACCCCGAGCAGTGGGCCAACGTAGAGCTAGCCATGATGCGGCTGGCCCTGACCCACACCACCGCCTTCTACACCATAGGGATGCGCTCGGCTTACATCGAGTACATCCGCCAGCTAATCGTAGCGGGCAACTGCCTGTGGAAGCACCTCAAGTGGAGGAGCCCTACGTGGCACCGCATGGACAGCTATGTGGTCCACAGGTCCACCACGGGGCTACAGCTTGCAATCGTGCACAAGGTCTGTGTCTCGCTGGCCGGTCTTGATGACGACACACGGGCCTTCATCGAAGAGAAGATGCAGGAGGCCGGCGCTGAGCCAAGCGAGGAGCAGGCCAATCGCTCCAAGTGGGAGCAGGAGGTGGACCTCTACTGCGCCCAGATGTACATCCCCCCGGCAAGCGGTGATGATGAGACAGATGGGTCCTTCCGCTACTGGGAGGAGTACAAGGGGCACTACATTCCGGGCACTGGGGTGGAGACCGACTACGAGAGCCCCGTGATGCACGCTGGGTGGCTCATCAAGGCAGCCGGACGGAACTGGAGCCCCTCGTATTGCGAGATGTACCGGGGCGACCTGTATACCGTGGAGGCCGCAGCATCGGGCATGAACGACATTACGGCAGCCGCAGCGCTGGCCTTGATGTTCCACAAGCCCGGCTCGCAGTCCAGCATCAAGCAGGTGCGTGAGGCCCGAAACCTATCGATCCTCCCGGGGTCCGCTGAGGACCTCACGATGTTCCGCGCGGAGAAGTCCGCCGACAACAACACCGTGGGCGGGAACCTTGAGCAGGCAGCACGGCGTCTCTCCTCGGCGTTCCTCATGCAGTCGGCCATACAGAGAAGTGGCGAAAGGGTGACCGCAGAGGAAATCCAGAGGCTCGGCCAAGAGCTGGATAAGGCGCTGGGCGGCCTCTACACCAACATCTCCGATGGCAACCAGAAGCCCATCATAGTGCGGGGCGTGGTGCTTCACGAGGAGCGGAACCCCAAGCTCAGGCTCCCCAAGGACAAGGTGACGGTGGAGGTCATCACCGGCATTGAAGCCACGGGGGACAGCATCGAGGCCAACAACCTTCTGGATTGGGGCTCTGTGATCTCCAAGATGTGGGGCCCAGAAGGCGTAAAGCAGGTGAACGTCAATGACTTCGCCAAGCGCTACGCCACCTACAAGGGCATCAAGCCCGATGGCCTTATCCTCACGCCACAGAAGGTAAGCCAGAACACCCAGCAGCAGATGCAGGCCGGCATGATGCAGGAAGCCGTGAGCAAGGGCATCGGGCCGGGCATCAAGGCCATAGCAGACAGGGGCGGGGGCAATGGTGTTCCCGGCCAGCCAACCACACCGCCACCAACACAGTAAACCACACATAAGGAGCCAGCACCATGGCAGGCGAACAGGAGAATACCCCAAGCGCTGGCGAGAAGGCCATCGCAGACGGCAGGCTTGAAGTGGGCACAGGGTCCGGCACAACGACCTCGCTGGACGCGGGCGGGAAGCCGGTCACCAAGTCCTCCGATGGTGTCATGCTTGATGTGTCCGACGAGGGCACGGAGCAGCAGGGCATCAACGCGCACACCGGCACGGAATTCGAAACGGCAGACGAGACGGAGGACGGCAAGTCCAAAGAGGGGGAGCCCGGGGACGAGGAGCCCAAAGACCCGGATGGCCCGGAAGCTGGGGATGGTGAGGCCAAGCCCTACGAGCCCCTCCCAGACTACGACCCGGCCAGCGAGGAGGTAGCCGCCAAGTATGACGAGCGGTTCCTCTCCGAAGACGCGGAGGGCGGTCAGGTCCTCAACACTGCGGCCATCGCCGATGAGATACGGGCCAACATGGCCAAGCCCGAGGGTGCCACGGAGCGCCCCAACGAGGGCACCTACAAGTGGCTCAAGGACAAGCTGGGCATCACGCGAGACATGGTGGACAGCCATATCGAGGGCGAGAAGGCCAAGTTCCTCCAGAACAAGGCGGCCATGGACGAGGTGACTGGCGGCGAGGAGGTCTGGAACAAGAAGCTCGCATGGGCCTCTACGCAGGCCGATGGCAAGCCCGGGGGCTACACCAAGGAGCAGGTGGCCCGCTTCAACGAGGCCATGAAGAAGGGCGGCGCGGATGCAGCGGAGCAGATCGAGTTGCTCAATGAGCGCTACGCCAAGGCCACGGGTAGCACCGCTGGCAAGTCCGCCACTGCCACCAAGCCGGGCATCGGGGTGCAACGGCGGCCCGCCTCGCCGGCCAAGTCGGCCACCACCGGGGCCAACACCCAGAGTGGGGGAGCCCCCTCCGCCAAGCCTTTCGCCAACAAGGCGGAATACGACAAGGAATTGGCAGCCATCCGCACCATGAAGCCCGGAGCGGAACAGGACGCCAAGCATAGGGAGCTGCGGGCCCGCACTGCTGTCTCCCCGTGGTTCAAGGCCCAGAGCAAAGGCTGAGCGCCACACGGACTACCCGCAATCTCCCTACCAACAAACCTTAGGAGAACGACTACATGTCGGACTACACCGATGCCGCATCCCGCTTTGGCAAAAAGGCGGGCACCGGAGACGACCGCGCCCTGTTCTTGCAGGAGTTCGGCGGCCTCGTCATCCAGACCTACGATGAGACGATGGACTACATGGACCTTCGTTTCGTCAAGAACATCACGGAAGGCAAGGCGGACAGCTTCCCGATCATCGGGCGCAAGCGTGATGCCTCTGAGCACCTCCCCGGCGAACTGATCCTCGGCGGCTCTATCGAGAGCAATGAGGTCGTCATCACGCTCGACAACATGGTCTACGACAGCGTGTTCATCGCGGAGATCGACAAGCTCATCTCCCACTTCGATGTCATGGAGCCGTACACCCACCAGCTCGGCCAGTCGCTCGGCAGCTTGCAGGCCCGCCGTGTCGCCATCATGCACATCCTGGCGTCCCGCAAGTTCTACGTGGCCGGCTCCCCCACGGGTGTGCCGCAGGGCCAGCCTGCGCCGACCTACATCTACGACGCCAACATGAAGACCTCCGCCACCGTGCTGGAGACCTCCGCGTTCACCGGGCGGCAGTACCTTCTGGAGAACGAGATCAGCGGCTCCGATCCCCGCCTGATGCTCCCCCACCAGCAGTATCTCCTCCTGGCCCGCAACTTCGGCGTCGATGTGTTCAAGCCGGAAGCAGGTGGTGGTGATCGCCGTTCGGCCCGTGTGAACAGCCCCATCGCCGGCTTCGAGGTCAAGGGCACCAACCACATCCCGAAGACCAACATCACGACCGGCCTCACGAAGTATCAGGGCAACTTCACCACGACCGTGGGCCACATCTCGTCCAAGTGGGCAGTCGGCTCGCTGGAGCGTCGTGGCATGCGCGTGGTGGTCAAGGACCAGGAGGAGCGTCTCGGCACCATCGCGATTGCCTCCCAGTTCAACGGCCACGATGTCCTCCGCCCCGAGGCGAGCATCGAGCTGGCCACTACGGTTCGCAGCTAAGGCCCTCCCCACTTAGTTGCGCATAACGGGCCTCCCCGGAGAATAGCCTCGTGCTACCCGGGGAGGTCACGCGCACCGCGTCCCCTTATGCGGGCACAGGGGCAGGAAACTTGAGCGGGGTGGGTGACGCATCTCTCCCTTCCGTTCCTCCAGCGCCCCAGCAGTAACAAGGCCCCTGTGCCTCCATAACGGGACCGTACGCCTATGGCAATCGACACGACACCCACCACACCGACCACCATCCTTGATGCCGTGAACATCCTGCTTGAGGCCGCACGGGTCTCCGGGGTGGACAGCCTTGCACAGGTGGACATCAACGAGGACGCAGCGGCAGCCAAGAAGGCCTTGGACGATGTGAGCCGTGAGGTCCTCCGTGCGGGCTGGGAGCAGAATACCAGCAGGGGCTTTGTGCTCGACCCCGAGATTGACGGCACGGTGAACCTCCCGCTGGACACCGCCAAGGTCAAGATCAGCCGGGGCTATTCGGGCAACCGCTTGGTCCCCCGTGACGGCAAGCTCTATGACCCCAAGCTGCGGACCTTCACCATCGGCAAGAGCGTGACGGTGGACCTCGTGCAGTACCTTGAGTTTGAGAGCCTCACGGATGCCATGAAGTCCTACATCACGGCCCTTGCAGCAAGGCGCTTCGCTATTCCAAGGCTGCCGTCCCCGAGCAACTTTCGGTACACCGATGAAATGGTGCAGGGCTTCCTCACTGCCTTGGAGCAGGAGGACACCGACCACGATGACCGGGACATCTCGGAGATCAGCCCGCACTTCGCTAAGTTCCGCAGGAGGTAACACCGCATGGCTGGCCAAACGGACCTCCAGACCCAGCTCGTGCCCAATCTCGTGCAGGGCGTGTCCCAGCAGGCGGAGCAGCAGCGCCGGGATACCCAATGCGAGAGCCAATTCGACTGCTTCAATTCGCCATCCGAGGGGGCACAGGCACGCCCATGCGCTGAGGTGGTCAAGGTGTGGGCAGCCAGAGACCTCACCGGGGCCTTCTTCTCTGAGGTGATCCGGGATGCTGAGAACTACCTGACCGGCATCGTGGACAACACAAAGCCATTCGCCATTAACTTGGACAGCGGGGTGGACGCCACCATCACCGGGACCAATACGGATGGCTACCTCGATGCAGTCGTGGGGGTCAGCCCTGCGGACCAATACCGCGCGGTCGTCATTGAGGACACTACCTTGCTCCTCAACCGGCAGGTCAAGCCCCTTATGGACACCGGCGTGCTGTCCCCCGCGCAGTACCCAACCGCGATTGTCTTCGTGCGGGCCACCAGCACCAAGGCAACCTATACGGTGACGGTGACAGGCAAGGGCAGCAACGCAGGCAACAACGCCACGGCCTCCTTCCAGACGCCCGCAGCCGGCTCCAGCAGCCCAGAGCAGGGGGCTACCGACTACATCGCCAACCAACTGGCCCTGAGCGCCACGCCCCACATCAACGGGCAGAACGGCTATACGGCAACCGTACAGGGCAGCACCATCCTGATCACCCGGGCGGACCATGGGGACTTCGATGTCACCACGGAGGACGCCAACGGGGATGACTTCATGTACGCCTTCAAGGACAAGGCCTCCTCGTTCGGCAAGCTGCCGGCTCGGGGCTTCGACGGGGTGACCCTTGAGGTGAACGGTGATGATCGGGCCAAGGCGGACAGCTACTTCGTGCAGTACCAGGGCCCTTACTCGACGGGCGTATGGAACGAGGTGGTGGCCCCGAATACGCAGACCACCCTCAAGAAGGCCACGATGCCCCACCTTCTGGTGAACACGGGACTTGACGCCTTCACCTACGGGGACCAGAACTGGAGCACCCGGATATCGGGCGATGGCATCAATACGGCCAAGGACCCGGGGTTCATCGGGAAGCTGCCACGGGACATCGCCTACCATCAGAACCGACTCCTCATTCTCTACACCGGGGGTGCCGTATGGTCCAAGGCGCGGTTCCCCTACACCATGTTCCCCGACACGGCACAGGCCGCTTTGGCAGAGGCCCCGGTGGACGTTACGCTTGTCCCCGGGCAGACCACGCGGGGTGCCTCGGAGATGGACTTCGCGGTCCAGATCGATGAGAGCCTGTTCCTGTGGAGCCCTAAGGCCCAGTTCCGGGTGACCTCGGGGCAAGACAACTTCAAGCAGGACAGCGTGGCCGCCAACCCGAGCACCGCCTACCTGTATTCCCGCATATGCGACCCATTGGCAGTCGGCCAGTTCCTCTACTTCCCGGCAGACGTTGGGCCTCACTCCAGCTTGCGGAGCGTGCAGTTCTACCAGGGCAAGCCCAACGGCGACATCACGGTCACGAACCACGTGCAGGACTACTTGGCCAGCGGCATCCGCTACATGACGGGTTCCGATACGCTTGGCGTGATGTTCCTCGTCTCCCCGGAGAATGACCCCACGGTCCTCTACGTCTACAACTTCCTGTTCCAGCAGAATGATTACATCCAGTCGGCTTGGAACAAGTGGCGTATCCCCGGGGGCAATATCCTATGGGCCAGCATCAACGACAACCAGCTCCGGGTCCTCCAGCAGCGGACGGAAGGGGTGGCCTTGCTGCGGTTCAACCTTACGCCCAAGGCGGTGGACCCCATCGCTGGCGCTGAGTATGCCACGAGGCTGGACCTCAGGGTAGACGAGACGCAGGTGACATCGGGCTCCTACAACTCCGGGGACGATACGTACAGCTTCACGCTCCCCTACACGCCAGCCGATGGGTCGCCTGACTTCCGGGTCATCACGCGGGAGGGCATGGAGGGGGGCTACAGCCGTGGCCGTGAGTTCCCGCTTGTCGGCATTGCGGGGGCCGTGGTGACTGTGCGGGGCGACCTTACGGGCTACAAGTTCTACGCAGGGCACCGCATAAGGTCGGAGAGGACGGAGAGCAGGTTCTTCATCCGCAACCAGCAGGGCATCACGCCAACCGACAGGCTGACTATATCGGACTTCACCGTACAGTTCGCCCAGACCGGCTACACCCGCATTGAGGTGGCCACCCCGAACAAGGACACCAAGTCCTACTCGTGGGAAGGCCGAACCAAGGGCCTGCCGGCGAGTGCCTCGGGGACACCAACCATAGGCACCGGCAGCAAGACGGCCCCCGTCAAGGAGCTTGCCGAGAACGCGACCATCACGCTGGTGAACGACAGCTATCTGCCCTCCAAGTGGCAGTCGGCCTCCTACCAGTACACACCCGTTGGAAAGGCAGGAATGAAATGACGACCATCCGCATTGTGAACCTTACGCGCCCCTGGTTGGCTGACTTCCTGTCTCGCCCCCTCCGCCCGGAGGACCTTGCGGAGTGGCGTGATGCCGGCCTCGACCCGCAGGTGGACCTTGAGCCGATGCTTGCAAAGGCCATCGATGTCCGGTGCGTCTTGGACGATAGCTCGGGGCTGCCACAATGCGTCTGCGTCTGGGCCATCTCCGTGTCTGAGGGCATCGGCACCATCGCGCTCATCGGTAGCGACAGGCCCGAGCTGGTGGTCCCAATCCATCAGGAGTTCTCTCGGGACGAGTGGCACCGCATAAAGCTCCTTGCCCCGGTGCTCCAGGCCTTCCCGTCCGTCAAGAACAAGCAGCACCTCAAATGGCTGGAGCACTTCGGTTTCAAGGCTGAGGGCAAGCCGCTGGTGATCGGCAAGGGCAAGTATCAGCGCTACGTCTACACCAGCACGGCGGCGGAGTAGTCCCACATGTGCTTCGACCCCGTATCCCTTGGGATCATGACCTTTGCCATGGGCGCGGTGAAGTCCATAGCGGAATATCAAGCGGCCAGCGAAGAGTCGGCGTCGGTGCAGAAGAACGCCCTGCAAGCCTACGCCAATGACCAGACGGCCATCAACCACAGGCAGATACAGGAAGCCGACGCGAGCAGCCAGAAGGTCCAGCAGATAAACCTTGAGGAGGCCCGGAAGGTCTCCGAGGTGCGACTTTCCGCTGCCTCTGCGGGCGTGTCGGGTATCTCAGTGGGCAACCTCGTGGGCGACGTGACGCGGCAGGCCAGCCAGAACCGCCAGAACCAATTCGAGAATACCAAGATGGCCATCGACCAGCTCCAGCTTGAGAAGAAGCAGAGCCAGACACAGGCACAGAGCCGCATCAACTCTGCCCCAAGGCCGTCCGCATTGTCTCTCGTGGCGGGCATCGGCGGGGCGGCCCTCTCGGGCATGAATACGTACAATCAGCAGATGTCCTACCAAGGAGCCTAGCCCCGATGGAACGCAAGCAGGTAGACACCGAACTCCGCCCCGTGGACCTCCAGCCGCAGGCCAGCCCGGTGGATACCTTCGTGCAGCCGCAGCGGTCCTCGTGGCGCGACGTTGCGGACGCTATGTCCAAGATCGACCAGCCCCTCGCCGCCTACATGGACCAGCGGGCCAAGAAGCAGGCGCAGGATGACCTGGTGCGGGGGCAGGCGGCCTACCTCAATGGCAGCGCCGGGGACCTCGCAACGCTCATCCAGCAGGGCAAGGTTCCGGCCCAATACTCCCCCGCCTTCGTGAAGGGCTGGCAGTTGGCATCGGGCGATGTCTTGGGGAACAACCTCAAGGCCCGCTTCCAGTCCGACTACGACGCGTGGGACGGGAAGAACAGCACGGACCCCACGGCCTACGAGAAGTTCGTTGCCGACTGGATGGGCAAGAATGTTCCCAAGGATGCGGACCCCATGGTCCTCCGGGGGCTCCTGCCGCAGCTCCGTGAGGGCGTGGGCTCAATGTCCGCCCAGCACATCAAGGATGTCCATGACCACGTGTACAACGGGGCGGTGGATGCCGGCGTGGCTGGGGCCAATCAGGATATCGATGAGCTGACCAACGAGGGCCTCACGGTCCCCGAGGGCACCAACTACGAGCAACTGTGGAAGCGCATCGAGACCCGCCGTCAGAACCTCATCGATACCGGCGTGCGGCCCGAGGACTTCGACAAGCAGATGATGCAGGCCGTGAGCGCCAAGGTCCTCTCGACGCGGGACCCGGGGCTCCTCAAGTTCTTTGACCAGAAGGTCCCCGGCCAGTCTTACACCTACGGGGATAGCCCCGATGGCCAGAAGATCAAGGCCGAGACGATCAGCTCGCTCGAAGTCATCAGCCGTTCGCAGATGGCGGCGGAGCATGAGCAGCAGGTTGCCAAGGACAAGGAGACCCTCCGTGCGGCCAAGGCGGCAGCCGTGGACATCCTCCTCAAGGACCCCCGTGCGCCCGTGCCTGATGCCATCCTTGAGCAGGGCGCATCCATCGACGGCGACTTCAAGGTCAACGTTGAGCAGTGGCGGCAGTCGCTCTCCAAGGGCCTGCCCTCCGACAACAACCGCGTGATGCATGTCTACAACGAGATGCGTGTGGCGGCCAGCCGTGGGGGTGACCCTGTGGCAGTCTTCGGGGACGCCATGGCCAACGACGTGTTCTCCAACCCGCAGGACGCGGCGGCGGCCCAGAGCTTTGCCAAGGCGCTCGTGGACAGCAAGGACAACATCAAGGCAGCCTTCGAGGATCAGAGCTACAAGCGCATGGCGCAAGTACTCGACGTGCGGACCAAGGGTCAGAACGACATTGGGGACCCCATAGTGGGCACCTCCAATGAAGGCCTTGAGGCTCTCTATGACTTCCAGCAGAAGGTGAGCGACTGGGTGATGGCCAACCCGCAGGCCAACTCTGTGGACCGCGCCAAGGCCATCAACGACATCGGCAACACCATCCTCAAGAACCTTGCGCCACTCCCCGGGCAGGAGGACAACCCGCTCGGCAATGGGCAGAACCAGCAGTACAACCGCCCGGCCAACATGGGGTTCGACAACCCGTTCACACAGGGCACCGGCACACCGCAGGACCTCCTCGTGCCCTCCACACCGGAGGAGCGTAAGGCCCGGCAGGATGCCGCTGGTGCAGCCAACAAGGGGTCTGGCTTCCCTTCGCCTGAGCCCGCTGTCTCGGACGATGATGTCAAGACGCTGCTCGATGGGATGACCCCGGAGCAGCTCAAGGCCATCGACGGCAGGGCCAAGGCCTTCGGGCTCACCCGCGAGGAGATGGCCCGCAAGATGCTCGCCCCCAAGGCCACCACGGGCAAGCCGGACCAGCGGAGCGAGGCGGCCCCTGACTTCCAGCCAGTGAGCTTTACGCCAGAGACCACGGGGAGCATCACTGGGCAGGGCGAGGGAAGGAACAACGCGGGCAACCCCGTGATGACAGGGGCCATCGCGGCACAGCTTCTTGACCAGAGCCTTGACGAGAGCGCGGTGCCTGCCTCAGGGCCGTTGCCCAAGGTTCCGGTGGGGGCTGGTGTGGACCCACAGGCCAAGAGGCTTGTTGGGCTCATCCTCCAGCACGAGGCGGCAGGGAACTGGAATGCGGTCTACGGGAACTCCCGCAACAAGGTCAATCTCGGGAAGTTCACCCTCAACCAAATCCTCGCCATGCAGGTGGCGGCCCGTGCACGCGGCGCAAGGTCCACGGCGATAGGCGGCGGACAGTTCATCTACAAGACGCTCAAGGGCCTCAAGGCAGACTTGGGGCTCTCCGGTCTGGAGAAGTTCACGCCGCAGCTACAAGCCCAGCTCATGATGCACCTGCTTCGGCAACGAGGCTGGGATGCCTACAAGGCCGGCACGATGAGCAAGCGGACCTTCGCCCTCCACCTCGCCCAAGAGTGGGCCTCTCTGCCCGATCCCAACACAGGCCGCAGTGTGTATGCCGGTGATGGGTTGAATGCTTCCTCGGCTCACCCCCGCGACGTGTACGCAGCGATGGGCCTAACGATATAGCAGGAGACGCTAGATGGATAAGGCCGAGTTCGAAGCCCTCATGGCTAACGTGGGGTCCGCCCCTAGTGAAGCCAGCGCCGCGACGGCTCAGCCCGGTTCGCCGGCTCCTGCCGCCCCCACCAGCGAAACCCCTGTGGCCGATCCCTCTACGGCTGCTTCGGACGGTTCTGGTGGGGGCACCTCCTCCTCCTCCTCCGGGGATGGCCTCCCGGCTGACATCTCGCCCACCCTGAGCCAGAACCTCAAGGCCATGGTGCAGGGCATGAAGCCCGAGAACGACCCGGCCTACAGTGCGCTCCCGGCGCTGACCTCAGGCATGGCGGAAGGCATCTTCAACTCGAAGGACTTCCTGTTCGGCACCACGCCCCCGGATGAGCGCTCCGAGTTCCGCCAGAGCATCGACCAGCAGTTTGCCAAGGACACCAAGTCCCCGCTAGGCGGCCTCATGGGCGGCCTCGGGCAGTTCACCATCGGCATGCTTGGTGCGGGCAAACTGACTGCCGCAGCGGAGGCCCTGCCGTGGTTCGGTGCGGGGGTCAAGGCGGCGGTGGCCAATGCGCCCAAGACCGTGGAGGCCCTCAAGGCAGCCTGGGCGGGAGCCACCGCGTTCGATCCTCACGGCAGCCGCCTGTCCAACATGGTGCAGGACACCACGATGGCCAACCCCATCAACGCATGGCTGGCCGCAAAGCCGGGCGATACGGAAGCAGAGGGCCGCATTAAGAACGCCCTTGAGAGCATCGGCATCGACGCAGCCGTGGGTGGCGTCTTCATCGGCGCTACCACCATCTGGAAGTACCTCAGGGCTGGCGATGCGGCTGGCGCTAAGGCAGCAGCAGAAAGCCTCGAAAAGGAGATCGCCACCAATGCCAACAGCCAGCCGCCCCAAGATGCCGCCCCCGCGCAAGGTAACCCGGGAGAGGGAGGCCCTGCATCTGGTGTGGCAGAGCAGCAAGCTCCTCACCCCGCAGGAGACGCAGGCGTTGGGGATGCTGGGGGCAATCCTGGCGGAGCACAGCCGGTGGCTCCGAGCAAGCCGGCTACCGCAGCGGAGGCCGTAAGAAGTGAGCCTCATCCAGCCGCCCTTGATGGAATGCCTGACAGGACCTTGGGGCAAGCCGATGCCGGCACATCTGGAGACCCCGGAGGAGCAGTCACAGCGGGGGATAGCGGATCGGTTTCGCGCGTTTCGGGACCAGGAGAGGCGGCGGCTAAGGCGGGAGCTGCGCTCCCCAACCCCCAGCCCCGCATAAGGCTCAGCCAGGAGAACACGGCGGACCTCGTGCAGAAGATGTCCGATGATGCCTTCGCCATGGAGCAGTTCGGCGGCTGGTATCCGGCCCTGCAAGGCGGCCACAAGTTCGGAAGGGGCGCTCAGGTCCCGTGGCAGAAGCTCGACCCCACCAACGACATCGAGCTACAGAACTTCATGGCCCGCGTCACGGACACCGTTGAGAGCCGTATCGACGGCATCAAGGGTGGCGCTGTGCTCACCGACCAGAAGGTTGCCAAGATCAGCAGCCAGATGGCCAACCTCTTCAATGTGGACCCGGCCAGTGTCATTGGCATGGTGCAGCAGGCCGGCAAGGATGCTGCCCACATGACTGCCATGATGGAGACCGGGTGGCTCGTCTCTCGGCGGCTCATGCAGGATGTCCATGCTCTGGGCTCTAGGATCAGCCTTGGGGACTACCTTGAGTTCGGCTCGCGGGATGCGGCCTTGACGGAACTCAAGAAGCGGGCCTCAATCGCTGCCTCAGTGTTTGCCTCAAGCCGCTCCATGGCCACCAGTGCGGGCCGGGGGCTGCGGAGGATGCGGTTCGGCGTGGACCAGTCCATCGTGGACGCCATGAACGTTGCGGATGGTGAGAGCCTCCTCAAGCTGGTGAACGGTGCGAACGGGGACCCCAAGGACCTCGCCAAGGCCCTGAGCCCCACGCTCCTCAAGCGCATCACGGACTACGCTCAGTTCCTCCTCGTGAACAACCTCGTGTCCGGCCCGAAGACCCAGCTCATCAACATGACCACCAATGCCTACATGCTTGGTGTCAGGCCCTTGGAGCGTATCCTTGGGGCCACCTACATGGCGGCTCGTGGGCAGGCTGGGGCATCCCGGGTCTACCGTGAGGCCATCCGCCAGTATGTCTACATGGGGACCAACTTCACGGAGAGCTGGAAGGCCGCCGTGGATGCCTTCGTGCAGAATGACAGCGTGCTGGCCCCGCACCGCAGCGAGGTGCATACGAGCGCTGGGCTTGCCCCCGTGGACTTGCAGCAGGGCCTCATGGGCCTCAAGCCAATGACCTCTCCGCAGGCCCTTGCGGCCAACGCGGGGAAGATCGCAACGCTGGGCATAGGGCTGCCCACAAGGTCCTTGGGGTTCGTTGATGAGCTGATGAAGCAAATCACCTACCGCTCCAAGGTCGCTGCGGGGGCCTACACGGACGGCGTGGAGAATGCGCTGTCTGCCGGGCTCAAGGGTCAGGCCGCCACGGACTACGTGAAGGGCTTCGTCAATGATCGCATAGGCTCGGCCTTCGATGCCAACGGGGCGGCTCTCGACAAGAACGCACTGCGGGAAGCGCAAATCAGCACCTTCCAGCAGGAACTCTTGCCGAACTCTCTGGGCAAGGACCTCCAGAACTTTGCGTCCAAGCACCCCGGCCTCCGCCTGATGATCCCCTTCATCAAGACGCCCACCAATGTCATGCGTTACGGGTGGAAGATGACGCCGGGCCTCAACCTTCTCCAGACGGAGTTCCGTGAGGCACTGGGCGGGGTGCACGGTGCGGAGGCCAAGGCCAACGCTATCGGCCAGATGACCATGGGCATGCTGTTCATGGGCACTGCGGCCTACATGGTGTCCCAAGGCCACATCACGGGGGGCGGACCGTCTGACCCCAAGGCTAGGGCAGCATGGCTAGCCACCGGGGCCCAGCCGTATAGCTTTGTCTTTGAGCACGCTGATGGTTCCAGAACCTTCGTGCCCTTCGGGCGGCTGGACCCTGTGGCCATCCCGATGGGCATGATGGCAGACATGATGGACGCCTACCACAACATCGGCGAGCAAGACAGCCCGGCACTGGAGCAGGCCGCGATGGGGATGCTGATTGCCATGAGCAAGCAGTTCACCGACAAGACCTACCTCCAAGGCATCAACCAGATGATGCAGGCCATGAGCGACCCCGATAGGTCAGTCAAGCGCGTGGCCGGCCAGATGGCTGCGAACTTCATCCCCTACTCAGCGGCACAGCGCCAGCTCAACCCCGACCCGTATCTGCATGATGCCCAGTCCCTTGTGGACAAGATGCGGGCCACAGTGCCGGGGCTGAGCAGTTCGGTCCCCATGAAGTATGACCCGTTCGGTCAGCCGATCATGAGGCCGGGCTTATGGTCCAGCGATGATGGGCAGGCTCTCTCGATGGAAATGCAAAGGCTCGCCATTGAGACTGGCCATACGCTGGAGACCCCTAGCAGCAACCTCAAGGGCGTGGACCTCCGCACCATCACCATGGAGAACGGGGAGAACGCCTACGAGCAATACCAGAAGTGGGCAGGCAACCCGGGGCAGGGCATGTCGCTCGCCACGGTGCTGGCCAAGCGTATCCAGTCGGAAGCCTACCAGCTCTTGCCGGATGGTGACGCCAACACGAAGGGCACCAAGCTCTGGCTGCTCACGGGCATTGCGTCGAACTACCGGGAGCGGGCGGCCAAGATGCTCCGGGGCGACAAGAATGTGCGTGACGCGTTCCGTGCGGCCCAGCTTAAGGCCGTCTCGGAACTCAGGGCCAACATCGCGGCGCGTAATGCCCGGCGTAATGGCGGGAGCCTCGATGCCCTAGGCGATGCGTTCGGCGCGGACGTACAGACTGGCGAGTAGCCGGCACAGCAACTCTTGCGGAGAACAGACCAGAATGGCAACCTCCTCCATCCAGAGGACGGCGGCGTCGGGGAGCACTGCGGTGTTCTCCGTGCCGTTCCCCTACATCGACAAGGCCCATGTGCAGGTGCGGGTGGACGGCGTGCTCAAGGCTACGCCTGCCGACTACACGTGGCCAACCAGCTCCACCATACAGCTTACTGCGGGTAACCCCACGGCAGGCACGGTGGTTGAGCGTAGGCGGGCTACCTCTGTGGACCCCCTCACCAACTTCTCATCGGGCAACCTCGACAGCGGCGACCTCAATGCTTCCCTCTTGCAGCCGCTCTATGTGGCACAGGAGGGGGCGGACGCGGCGCTGGACGCATTGACCCGAGCATGGTTCACCGCGAACTACGGCGACGGGGGCACCATCACGATTGGGGCTAACGGCACCACCCTGATGTGGAATGCTGACGGCGACGTGGTGGAGGGCCCCAGCGCCGACGACATTGTGGCCGCAGAGGCAGCCGCATTGGCGGCCCAGGCATCAGCCACGGCGTCGGCCCAGAGCGCAGCGGACGCGGCAGCAGCAGCGGCAACCACTACGCCCGTCGCAACGCAAATCCATGCGGCTGCCGCGAAGACAACCCCGGTGGATGCCGACGAGCTGGGCTTGGCGGACAGTGCCGCGAGCTGGGGCTTGAAGAAGGTCACCTGGGCGAACCTCAAGGCTACGCTCAAGGCCTACTTCGACCCGATCTACGCCCCCATCAGCGTGGCCTTCGCGAACCTCGCGGCTGCCGCAGTGGCGACCACGGGGGAGTACCGGGTGGGCTCGGCGGCAAGCAAGCTCCTGAGCATCACCGGGGTGAATGGGGCGATGGCCGAAGTGGCCCTCACGGACGCCACAACGATTGCCTGGGACATGTCAACCGGCATCGACTTCACGGTCACCCTCACGGCCAGCCGCACGCTCGGCAATCCGTCCAATACGGTGGTGGGGCGGCGGGGCCGCATCCGCGTGGTACAGAACGCCACGGGCGGCTGGACGCTGACCAAAAGTTCCAACCACAAGACGGCAGGGGGCGGTAACCCGCTGATTGCCACGGCGGCCAACGCCGAGAGCTACCTTTACTATGACGTGGTGAGTTCCACGAAGGTGCTCCTGTCCGGCTCCCCGCTGGCGTGGTCATAGTGCCATGCTTCCGGGTCATTACAATCCAGCCACCGCCCCCAACTATCCTCCGGTAATCCAGCGGGCCAGCGCCGGGGCAGCCGTACGGGCTAGCTCCACAACGCCAACATGGTCCGCTGCGGTGGCCGGTGAGCTACTCCTTGTGGCCATCGCCATGGAGAACAACGGGGCGGGCCCCTCTACGCCAGCCGGGTGGACTGCCCGCATCAGCCCCGTGACAGTCGGCACGCTCATCTTCGCGCTCTACGAGAAGGTGGCCGCAGGGGGCGAGACGAGCGTCACGATATCCCACGGCAACAATGAGACTGTCTGGATGGCGTGGCGCATTGGTGCCAACAGCGGCAGTTCCTCAGCGGGATCGGCCTCAGGGACGGACACAGCGCCTAACCCGCCAAGCCTCGCACCGGGCAGCGCCAAGCAGTACACGTGGATTGCCATGGAGGCACATCGGGGCAACGGGGCCACCTCAGCGTATCCCACAGGGTACGACCAAGGGCAGCAGACCGTGGCATCGACCGGGGGCAACTTCTCCCGGCTGTCCAGTGCGGAAAGGTTCCTCACGGCTGCCTCGGATGACCCCGCCGCGTTCACCATTGCAAGCTCCGCCAACTGGGTGGCAGCGACGGTGGCGGTATCCCTCTAAAAGAACCCGCGCGAAAGGAACCCGCAAGAATGGCGGAGCAAGCCACCACGGAGGCCAAGCCCCGCGCACCATCCATCAACGCTGAGCTACTCAAGGCCGTCTACCGTGTAGAGGCCAAGGTGGACTACGGTATGGAAGACGTGCGGTCGGGCCTCAAGAAAGTCTCGGAGGACCATGAGGCCCGCTTAAGGGTCCTTGAGGCCTCAGACAGCAAACGGCAAGGGGGCAACACTACGGCCCGCTTCCTGTATGGGGCGGTGTGGCCAGCCGTCTCCTTTGCCATAGCGGCCATCGGCATGTACCTCCAGTACAGAGCCAACCACCCCTGAAAACTAACCAACAATGGAGACTACTCAATGTCCGTCAAAGCAGGCGAACGTTACTACCTGCCGGTGTTCATCAATCAGGTGGACCTTCTGGCTGGCAACGCGGTCGAAATCCTCGTGCCGCAGGACCTCGTGGTCGAAGGCTTCCGCACCACCATCCAGAAGGCCATCACGACTGGCGGCACGCTGACCATCAAGAAGACCGTCACCACGGCTCTCGATACGCAGGTGGGTGCCAATGCCCTCCAGCAGACCATCGCCAACTCGGCCACCAAGGGCACCCAGCAGCTCACCACACAGATCGACGGTGACGCCAGCCTCAAGCTCACCGCAGGGCAGCGCGTTGCGGTCGTCCCGGCAAGCTTCGCCACGGCAGGCGAAATCATCGGGCACCTCATCTGCCGTACCATCTCGCTGGCCCCGGCGCTCTGACCATGGCGAAGGTCCTCCCGTTCGGCGGGAAGGCGGAACCGGAAGTGGACGAGCAGGCCTTCGCTGAGGCGGACCAAGCGGCCAACTCTGAGTACCTCGCCCTACAGGACCTCTCTGTGGAGGACATCCTGAGGGAGGGGCAGAAGGCCCTCTTTGCCCGCCTCGTGTCTGCCTGCCGGGCCGGCACCGCCAACCACCAGGAGCTGGCCATCCTCAGGAATATCTTGAAGGACAACGGCCTCACGC